GTTCCAGTTTCCTCTCCAGGCTCATCGCGCCCATAGCGTCCCAGAATTGAGCAGTTTGCGCCGTTTCCATCGGGTCGTCGGGTATCCCGTCCTGCAGGTTGACTGTGATCTTCTCTAGCGGAATCTCCGGCCCGTGTAACTGTGACCACAGATTCAGGACTTTGGGTATTGCCTTCTCTGCCGCCCTGGCGTACTTGGAAACTTTGGAGAGCGTCGGGATGAGCCTGATCCGCAGAGCAGTGCCGCTTTCTGCCGTGCCCTGCCCCTGGCCGGCCAGGAGGACCCTGGAGAGCTGAAGCATCTGCAAGAGCTGGTCCATGCTCTGCTCTATTGCCCGGTCCACTGCGCCCAGCTCAGCCTGCCAGACCATCAGCGAAGGTGACGGATCGCCCGGCTTGGTGATGATCGCCTGGCCGGGCTTGTAAACCCATTCTTTTTTCGAGTGATCGAAAACGGTGGCCGATTCGGGTACCACGGGCGTGGGGCTGGTAAATTTGGCAAGCACCTCTGCCCGCTGAGCAAACAGAAGTTCTAGCGACTCTATGAGCGAGATAATGGAGGGCTTGTAGTCGCTTCGGCCATAGTATCGCTCTGACGAGAGCTTGTTGTTGACCGCCACTACAAGCATATCCTCGACAGGAGGATATTGGTAGCCTTCAGCGTCTACCTCTAGGTCAGCATATGCAGGGAAATCCCCGAGAGGCAGCGGACCTCTGAGCTTCTTGCTAGATCCAGGCAACCCGGATACGTTTGAAAGAATCACGTCCTGCGATATCTCGAATACAAGATGCTGGATCTCGCCCGGTCGGTGTATAGTGAACTTGATATACTCTATCTCTTTTTCTTTGCCGTTCTGCACATCTTTCTCCTTCCAGATATGGAAGAACACGAACGCCTGTGGCCTCTGGATATTCCCAGGAGTGACGACGATATAGCAGTTTTCGGGGTTGAGCGCCTGGATACCAGCGTCCGAGACCTCGTATAGGCCTATCCCATATCTGCTCACATCGATGAATGCTTGGTCGTTTGGCAGGTCTGGCAGGTCGTCACGGCTTCCGGCCACGATTTCAGGCTCTTCGCCTAGGAGGAGATTTATGTAGCTGTCTGTGGCCAGCTCGGGCCAGTCGAGGATGATCTTTTGCTTCTTGGAGTCCTTGGACTGGTCCGCCAGGTATGCGATGTACCGGGGAAACACCTTCTCATGGAGGCCGTTGTAGATCTGCCTCATGAAAGCATGCTCTTTGAGCCGGGCGGCTTCGTCTGCGTCCTCCGGCGGCCAGGGTTTGCCATCGGCAACGAAAGATAGATCAGTGAGCATTAGGCATCTTCCCGGCCTCGCGGATGGCCTCAAAGTCGTTCTTCTGGATTTTCATGTAGCATTCCTGGCAGCATAGGCGATCCTGCAGGACTGTGAGCCCCAGGCGGTTGTCGGTGATGCCCGGAACGTGGGGAACTATGGGCGTAAACTCCAGCCTGGCCACAGGAACCGGGAACTCCTGGCCGATCTTGGAGCCACAGAAAATGCAGATCATACTATCCTCTGAGTTATTGCTCTCATGTAGCCGTACCGAAGGGCATCGAGCGCGTGGTCGCTTTGTTTAATCGGCTTATCTTCGCCCTTCTCCTGGGCTTTGGAGTCCCAGACATAGCCCGGAAACTCTTCTATCAGGTGGGTGCAGGACTCGTGGATCATCAGCCGGCCCGAAGTGAGACCTGTTGCCACCGATCTGATGCCGTCCAGGACAGAATTGTTCGCGTCAGCCAGCCCGTGCGTGCCCTGCTGTCGCAAGGCAGCCCTAAAGGAAGCCGCCGACGGATCTATGAGCACGTTAGACGGGTGTATATCTTTGAGGAAGTCTTTCATATCAGCAGCATACTCGGCGTCCGTTTTCTGCCGTCCCTTCTCAGAAGAATCATAATAATATTCCTTGAATGCAATCCACCTACGTTCTTTTATGTCATACCCCAAAGCTATGAAGGAAGTGGGGTTGACCGTGCCATAATCTACCCCGACAACAACAGAAGCAAATTCTGGAAGCTCTGAGACGACGTGCCGGGATTCATCAAACATGTCATAAATCGCGCCTTCTGCAGCTACCCAAAGGCCCAGGATGTACCGCTTGTACCACAGGCCGGTATATTGCCTCTTGAGCCTGCTTTTTACCTTCTCGGATAGGAATGGGTTGTCATCAAGGGTGAAATGCCAGTGCCGCCCGTCTACCTTGTCCAGGCGGTCAATGTAATCTTTCTTCAGATAGTGGTTTGGCGGGCCAGGATTGAATGTGGCTATGATCTTAAGATATTCTGCATCCGTTCGCGTCCCCAGCATCTGCCAGACTTCATAGGGGTAAGTCTCCGCTTCATCGCAGTAAGCCCGTACAAAGCCTTTGCCCTGCAGCTTGGTAGCGGCCCGGATATTATCTGCCCCAAACAGGAATATCGGTCTGTTGAAGAGGGATAATGTGCCAGTACCACGATTCAGAACCGCATTCCCCTGTCCTACAAGATCTTGAAGGGGATAAATAACGTTCTGGATCAGGGTTTCGCGCGTCTTCCCGAGCATGGCAACCGGCCCTGGCGGTGCATGATCCTTGATGTCATTCGCCCATGCCAGGATCGAGCCGAAGGTCTTAGATGATCGTACTGCACCCTCCAGAAGAAAATAAGTGGACTTGTTGTCACAGATGTATTCGTCCCATGCTTCAGCCGCTTTGCTCGTTGGCGGCAGAGGTTTCCATGCCATTTTGTCTTGCCTTGTGAATCGCTTCTCTCATCTCTTCCAGGCCGGTCTTCGCGGTATCGGACTGCATAGGCTCCAAGATAGACCGCTTGTCCATCGCGACCCCATAAGGAGTAGCCAGCTCTCTTAGAGTCCTGCTATCTTCGGCTTCCAGAAGCATCTTTTCGATCTTTTCAAACCAGAGATCGTTAAGCGCAAGCCTTCTTTCGCGGTCGTAAGTCCGCTTTGCCTCAGTCGCTTTTTTTGTTTGTGAACGTTCAGATGAAACGTTCAGTCTCTTCAGAATCCCGTTTACCCATCCAACCGATTTGTCAAACTCCTTAGCGATCTCCCTCTGGGATTTCCCGTCTTCGTGGAGAGCTATGATTCTCTGGATTTCGTCTTCGGTTGGCACATATCATCAATCCTTAATTATTATTCCAAATTATAATAAACAGAAGAATACCGGCCAGGAAAGAGGAGGATATGAAGGAGAACCTGGCCAGCGGATCACTCACTTAGTAGATGCTATGTGGTGATAGGGAGCCCTCTTTGGCCGTTGAAGGCCCGAGGGCTAGCGTAGTCCTTTTTCCGCCAGGCCAAATGAGGCGGTGCATGGGGTGATTAGGAGCGGCAAGCCCCGCCGGTGGTATATCAATGAGCCAGAAGACAAAAAGAAGATAGCAGGGCCTCGCCGATCACTCATGGAGTGACTGTGATGCTTGATGTTTCCTGAACCGGAAAACTTCGTCCGGTTCATCGGTGTCATACAGATACGGAAAATTTGGATAGATAGCCGCCTTCCGATACGGCTTCTTGCGTTTGGTGAGAAGGGACATTGAGAATCACATTGAGAAAGCTTACGCAAAAGAAAGACGGAGATCTGCCGTCCAAATAACTTTATGAAGCTTCTCCTATTTATATTTTTCTTGAGACGAGGCTCATAGCAAATTCCCGCATGGCCTTCTTTTTCTTTGCCTTGCTCATGTGGTACTCCGTGCCCCGAATGGGCTCGCGATCGTTGAAGATCTCCCCACAGGATTCGCATGCAGCGACGCCGTTCTTGTCGATACGGACAATAGAACCACACTTGCACCGGAAATGGCCCTCCTCGACTAGGAAGACTTTGCGATTTCCGAAGCAATCAACGCCTTCCTTGGGGATCTTCCCAGGCTTCCATGCCTGGCCTACGCGGCCCTCAAAAGAATGTGCTAGCCTTGCCTTCGGCCAGCCGGTCCTCTTAGTCTTCTTCAAATCGACCACTCCAAGCCTGCCTTGCGTCCCTTCCCCAAAAGCCTCATCTTGATTTCGCCGTGCTTGGCAAGAGCCCGCAGCGATGCGCGTGTTGGCCCAGGCGCTTTTCCGATACCTCGCTTCACCGCGATGGTCCTATGCCAGCCGGGGTTAGCCCCCAGCCATCGCAAAACATCTTCCTGGTTCATCCCAAAATCCTCCTCGCTCGTTCTGTCAGCTCCCACACACCTCTCCTTCCCGATCCATTCTTGCGAACGGTTCCGACCTTCTGG